GAAGTAGAAAGAGTTAAAAGAACTTCTAAAGATTCTAATACTATTGATAAGGTATTAAGTGAAAATCCTAGAAAACCATCTGAAGCTTTTATTAAATCTTCAAGTAATATTTTTCCTAAAGCTGAAATACAATCTCAAATTAATAGAATTAAATCAGAAAGATCACTTCAATTTTTAGGTACAACAGGTAGATTAGTTGTTAATTCTTCTAATATACTTGAATGGCAACCTACTACTGATGTTAAACCTATTTTAAATTTTCCTGTTAAAAAAGATGTAGATGGAGAAGGATGTATTATTGTTTATCAACCTCCTTACAAAAATGGAAATGAAACTCCACCTGATTTATATTTTATTTGTCATGACCCTTATGCTACTGATAATGAGAATGGTCAATCTTTAGGAGCTTGTTTTGTTATTAAAAGAATTAATAATTTTAGTAAACCTTATGATTTAATTGTAGCTGAATATGTAGCTAGACCTAAATCACAAGATGAATATAATTATAACCTGTTTAATTTAGCTAAATATTACAATGCTAAAATAGTATTTGAAAATGATAGGGGAAATGTTATAGAATATGCTAGAAGAACTCATCAATTAGGATGGCTTCAAGAAGAGCTAGATATTTTTGATAAAGATGGAGGATTAAAAGGTAAGTTAAATAGAAAATACGGATATTCAATGTCTAACAAAGAACTTAAAAGACAATGTGCTCTATATTTTAGAGATTGGTTACTTACTGAAAGAGAAAAAGATATAAATGGAAACGTAGAATTAAATCTACATAAAATTTATTCTATTCCTTTATTAGATGAAATTCTTAAATTTAATTATGAAGGAAACTTTGATAGAGTCCTTAGTTTATTTGGAGCTATGCTTTATAAACAACAATTAAATTTAAAACCACCTCCTGAACAAGAAGATAAGTATATATACAATGATGAGTTCTTTAATAGATTCAAATTTGTTAATAATCAAAACTTATATTAGATTTGTAACTAAAATATTTAAAAATGAGTGAAGTTCAATATATTTCTGATATACCAAATCAGAACATAAGTTATGCTGCTAAAATAAAAGATGATTATGACTGGGGTAGGAAGACTATGCTTGCTTATATCCAAAGATCTTCATTTTCTACTAACACTTATAAAATGTGGTTAAAAAAACTATATGACTATTATAATGGACATATAGATATTGAAGACTACAAATTAGTAACTGCCCCTTTTGGTAAAGAAATTGAAGGAGATTGGGCTGATGTTAAAAACTATCCTATTATTAAACCTAAAGTAGATTTATTAAGAGGAGAATTTAGTAAAAGACCTAAAGACATGACAGTATATGTTGTTAACGATGATGTTAATAGCAAAATGCTAGAAGAATTAAACAAACAAATTAACGATAACCTTGAACAACAATTTATAAATACTCTTAATGAAGCAGGTGTAGATACTGGTATTCCTTCTCAAGAAATACCTACTCCAGAATATATTAAAGAACAATTTGAATCTAGTTATAGAGATAAAAGAGCTATTAACGGTCAACACGCTATTAATTTTATTAGTCAATACAATAAATTAGATGAAGTATTTGATGTTGCTTGGTTTGATTGGATGGTAACTGGAGAAGTATATACTAGAAAAGGAATTGAGCATAGTGAAATATTTGAAGAAGTTGTAAATCCTTTAGATATTGATTATGATAAAGATCCTGATTTACAGTTTATTGAAGATGGAGATTGGGTAGTAAGAAGAAAGTATATGTTACCTTCTTCTATTATAGATATTTTCTATGATGATTTAACTATGGATGAAATAAATCAAATAGAAACTTTAGCTATTCAAGGTCCAGCGTTTTCAACTACATCACCTTTTCTTTATGATAGAACAGTTCCTTTTAAAGCTTATTCTAGATTAATAGAAGTTCTTCATGTAGAATGGAAAAGTAAAAAGAAGATTGGTATTGTAGATTTTGTAGATGAAATGGGGCAACCTCAATCTTTAGAAGTTACTGAAGATTATACAAAAACAGAAGGGCAAACTCTTAAATGGTATTGGGTAAATGAAGTATGGGAAGGTTATAGAATAGGTACTACTTTATATAAAAGAATTAGAGCTTTACAAAACCAAAGAAATTCTATAGATAATCCTTCTAAATGTAAACTATCTTATAATGGTAGGGTATTTTCTAATAGAAATTCAAGAAATATATCTATGGTTACTTTAGGTATTCCATATCAAGTACTTTATAATGCTACTATGCACAGGTTAAAACTGGCTATGGCTAAGATGAAAGATGATATGGTTATTTTAGATATTAATCTAAAACCTAAAAATTGGGAAATTGATAAGTGGTTATTAATGGCTGATCAAACTTCTATTATGTTTGCTGATTATGCTAAAGAAGGAGTTAATAGAAATAATAATACTCAATCTAGATTACAAATAGCATCTTCAACTATCCAAGCTTATATAGAATTACTTAGATTTATTAAACAAGAATGGGATGAAGTATGTGGTATTACTAAACAAAGAGAAGGTCAAATAACTTCTTCTGAAACAGTAGGTGGAGTAGAAAGAGCTGTAGTTCAATCTTCTTTAATTACTGAAGTTTACTTTGCTTACTTTGATCAGTTTAAAGAAAGAGAATATCAAGGATTACTTGATTGGTCTAAATTAGCTTGGATTAATGGTAAGAAAACTAGCTTTGTAATGCCTGAAACATCTAAAACTATTTATATGGATATAGATGGTATAGAACATTCTGAATCGGAATATGGAATATTTGTAACTAAATCTAGTAAACTACAAGAAAAAATTAAAATGGTTCAGTCTATAGCTCAACCTTTAGCACAGAATGGTACACCAGGTTCAACTATTGTTGAGATACTTGAATCTGATAATCTTGCCGATATTAAGATGAAGTTAAGAGCAGCTGAAGTTAAAATGCAAGAATATTCTCAAATGAAAGAAAAAGCTCAACAAGAACATGAGCAGCAAGTAGTTCAAATGCAGAGTGAAATGGCAGATAGAAATCAACAATATGTTCTTGAGCAAATTGATAGAAAAGGTGAATGGGATATGAGAAAAACAGAACTTACTGCTTTAGGTATGGATGAAGGAGATGATAATACAGCTATTCAAAAAGCTATGATTGATGCAGGTCTTAAAGAAAAAGAACTTCAAATTAAAAATAGAGAAATAGATGCTAATCAATTTAATGATGACAAACGAATGGCTCATGAATCAAGAATGAAACAAGAAGAAGTTAAAATTAAAGAAAAAGAAATGGCTAACAAATTAGCTATTGCTAAATCAAAACCTAAAACAGCTACAAAGTGATATAAATAATTACTCAATTAAAAAGTAGTTTAATAGTATAGAAATAAATTTAATAAATATTAATTTTGAATAGAAAATGAAAGATGAAAGTAAAGGAATATCAGCTCCTGACTCAATGGTAGAAGGACTTGATGATGTTTTAAATGATGTACCTAATATTGTTCCTATTGAACAAGAACAACTAGGTGATGATGTTAAAACAGATGATGAATCAGTTGAAACTGAAACTAAAAAAAGAGGAAGACCTGCTAAACAAAAAGAAGAAACAAAAGCAGAAGAACCTGAAAAAGTTAAAGAATCTGTTAAAGAAGATTTTAAAACTGAAGAAGAAGAACCTGAAGAAAATTCAGAAGAGTCTTTAATTAAAACAATAGCTAGTAAATTAGGTATTGAATTAGGAGAAGATGATGAATTTGAAGATTCTGAAGAAGGTTTAATAGCTTTTACTGAAAGAGCTGGTAAAGAATTTGCCGATCAACAGTTAAATAACTTCTTTGAAGAACATCCTGATTTAGGAGAAATTTTTGATTATGTAATGTTAGGTGGTAATGTAGAAGATTATTACAAAGCTATAACACCTGAAATAGATTACAAATCAATAGATATTGATAATGAATCAGTACAAAAATCTGTTTTAAAAACTCTTTATAGAAATAATGGGTATTCAGATGAACAGATAACAAAGAAACTTGATAAATTTGAAATAGCTGGTATATTAAAAGAAGAAGCAGAAGAAGCTTCAATATTATTAGCTAAAGCTCAAGAAAAAGAAAAAGGTGCTCTAATAGAAAATCAACGTAGAGAAGCTGAAGCGTCAAGGCAACGTCAAGCTAGAATATGGGGAGAAATGGAGCAAATAGTTAAAAATCGTAAAGTACAAGATTTTGAGATACCTGTATCTGAAATTCAATCTACTTTAGATTATATGAAAAAACCTGTTAAAAACGGAATGAGTCAATGGCAAATTGATCAAAACGATTTAACACTTGAAGATAGAGCTGCTCTAGCTTTCTTTATGAAGAATAAAGGTAAATTAGGTAAGTATATTAATCAAGCTGCAACTACTCAAAGAGTATCAACTCTAAGAAGTAAGTTGACAGGAGGTAAAACAACGATGAAAAGTGGAATGGGGAATGATAGCATAAATACTAATGATGATATAGTATTTGATGCAAGACCCACTAAAAAATAAAACTTTTAAAAACAAATATAAATAAACATGGCTCAATTAGTATTCGACCAACAATG